CCAATAGCCACACGAGCACCGCCATGAAAGGCGCGTTCGGTCTGCAGAGGAAGGATCGCTGATGTATAAGCTAATGCTGCGCCCCGATGCTGACGGCTACGGTTCGACCGATGGCAACGAGGTCGTGCGCAGCGAGCTCGACGGTGGGGTCGGACGCTACCGGCAGGACAAGATCGGTGCGTCGAAGATGGTGAACGTCAAGTGGACGATGAACCCGTCGCAGTACGAATACTGGCGCGCCTTCTACGCGACAGGGACCAAGAAGGGGGCACTGCCGTTTCTCTGCGACCTCGTCAGCGAGGACGGGAACGGGCCGGTTGAGCACGTCTGTAACTTCATCCCTGGCAGCGTAACCCTCCCGTCGCAGGTGGGGCTCAACTACGTCCAGCAAGCGCAGCTCGAGGTCAAGCCGCTGCCGCGCAACGAGGCGAGCGACATCGGTCTAATTCTCGCCTATGGTTCGGCCGGCGGAGATCCCGACCAGTGGTTCTTGTCAATTGAGTATCTTGCGAACACGATTATGCCGGAGAACATCGGTGCCTAGTCCCGGCCTCAGCTACTTCCTCGATTCGAACCGCGACGTCGTCCGCTTGGAGCTGGTCGAGTTCAGCCACCCGTCGTTCACGCAGGTGTACCGGCGCGTTCGCAACGCGCGCGATGGCGTGACGGTGACGCTCGAGGACGGGATTACCCAGGCTGAGTTCCCATACCTTCCAATGGAGATCACGGAGCTTGGTGATCAGGCGAATCTCGACACCGGCATCCGCATCGACTTCGGCGATCTTGGTGAGGTGCTGCCGCGCGAACTCGACGCTGCCTACCTCGACGACGGGATGGCGAACAAGCCGGAGATCGTATATCGCGCTTATCGTTCCGACGACCTCGAATCTCCCGTCATTGGCCCGCTGCGTCTTCAAGCGACAACCTTCTCTTTCCAGCGAGAGGGAGCCAGCTTCGAGGCCAGCGCGCCGTACGTCAACAACACGAAGACGGGCGAGACCTACAACCTAACGCGCTTCCCGATGGTCAGGGGGTTCCTCAAGTGACCCTGCTGGCCGCTCGCTTGACCTCCGCGTACAACTGCGCCCACTTCCTCTGCGATGCCTGGCTCAAGGAGACTGGCGAGGACATCAGCGACGTGATGAGCTGCTTCCTAGCCCCGCGCGCCGGGCGCAGCGCCGACTCCAGCCTTGCCCGTACCATGCGCCGCCTGCCAGGCCCGGTGGGACCGTGCGTGGTGCTGTGGCGGCGCAGGGGGCAGGCCCCACACGTCGGCCTGTACACCCGACGCGCCGTACTGCATCTAACCGACAGCGGGCCCATCCGCCAGCTGCTCCCCGTAGCCTCGATCGGCTACCACTCAACGAGGTTCTATGTCCCGCGTCCGCATCATAGGTGACCCGTTCGATCTGTCGACGTATTCTGAGCACAAGGTCGACGACGTGCTTGGTCTGCTCCGGGAACAGTTCCCAACGTGGCCGGAGACGGGCAGGCTGTACCGTGACTCTGTCGCTGTTGAGAACGACGTCACCCCTCGGACCGAGGAAGAGGTCACAGCGCTCGAGGAGTACGATGGCGACGGGTTGTTCTACGTTGTTGTATATCCAGGCGACCCAATCACCGCGATTGTTACCGTGGTCGCGACGCTGGCGCTCACGGCCGCTATTCTGCTCTTCCTCACGCCGAAGATTCCGAATATGCCCGACGCTGCGGAGTCGAGCAACAACAGCCTAGGGCAGCGGGTCAACAAAGCCCGACCGAACGGCCGCATCGAGGACATCTTTGGCGAGGTCATCTCAATCCCAACCCTGCTTACCGTGCCGCTCCTCGTGTTCGACGACAACCTGGAGGTCGAACACTGCTACATGGCGGTCGGTCGAGGCAGCTACGAGATCAGCGACGTCAAGGACGGCGACACCCCCATCAGCCAGATTGCTGGCGCCGGGGTGCGCTTCTACGGGCCGGGGACCAGCCCGAACAGCGGCGCCCCATTCTACTCCGTTGGGGCTGCGATCACTATGCCGCTCCTCGACGTGCTGAAGTCTAACGAGGTCAACGGACAGGCGTTGCGCTCGCCAAACTCCAACTCGGTCAGCGGCAACGCTGATATCCGCTTCGTGTATCCTGACCAGATCCAGCGCACCGGGTCGATCGACTTCACGGAATTCTTCGAAGCCGGCGACGAACTTGTGGTCACCAGCGCTACCGTCGAAGGCAGCAGCGACAGCACGCTCGAAGCATTGCAGCGGATGCGCTTCGAGAAGCCCAATATTATCCGGTTCGAGTCGTACAATCCGACCGCAGACTTCGCCACCGGGCAGACAGTCACGCTTACCGACGCCAGTTACATTGGCGGCACGACAACCAGCGCTACCGTGTTGACCTGGACCCCTGCAACCTTCCCTGCCGGTCACAGTGTAGTGCTCGATCGTGTCAAGATGGTCAAGCTGGTCGGTGCTGATCCTACCAAGTTCTATCGGGTGTATCATGCCTTCTACAAGGACATCGGGACTCGCTGCGGTCTCTGGATCTATCAATCGGACGATGCTGCGGACACGAACTCGGTAGCTGTGGCTGCTTACGGCGTCGCTTCTGGCGCTAGCCACGCTGGTCTCGTGACCGTCGATCTGGCGGCCCAAGGTGGGTCTGGCATCACTGGCCAGATGACCGTCGACTTCGGCGATGGTTTGACTGCATTCGCGCACTATAGCGGCACCTATGCCAGCAGCGGCCTTGGCACCCCGACGGTTCAGACCGGCGGGCAGACTTCTACGCAGTTTGTTGATCTGTCGGGAACTTATACGATCTCCACGGTCACCGCCACGACAATTACCCTGTCGAGCCCTGCGACGGTCAACAGCGATTGGAACAACCTCGACAACTACTCGAACGATCGGACGGAGTACGCTCAGGCTTCGCTGAGCAGGCAGGTCAGTGGTAGCGCGGGCCTTGACCTCAGTGGCACGTTCGACGTCGTCGCTGTCACCGCTGGCGCAATCACCCTGTCGAACCCCGCCGCTGTCAACGCCAACTGGGGCAGCCCGCTCAACGCACTACCTGGCCACATGACCGATTATATCAGCCCGTCGCTGTCGACGGAAGGTGAACGCTGGATCGGTCCGTTCGTGTTCGACATGCCATCTCTCGATCAGATTATCGCGAACTTCAATGCCCCTCAGGGGATGTATCGCGTTACTAAGAAGGGCAAGAACCGACCCGCCTCGGTGCAAGTCGAGATGGAGGTCACAGCGCTTGACGAGGACGGCGAACCGACAGGCTCGCCCGAGCTCTTCACCGCGACCATCAGCGGAGACGGCCAGGACAAGAAGCCAAAGGGCGAGACCCTGTACGCCCCGGTCAGCTTTGTCGGACCATGTCAGGTGCGCTGCCGGCGGCTCACTCTTACCGACCTCGATACCGAGGACACGGTAATCGACGAGGTGCAGTGGCGCGACGCCTACGGTACCGCTCCGGTCGAAGCCCCGCACTTCGGCGACATCACGACCGTGCACTCGCGCACCTACGCCACCAGCGGCGCAACCTCGATCAAGGAGCGCAAGCTCAACTGTCGCGCCGTCCGCAAGGTGCTTCTGCGGAACGAGGACGATACTTTCGGACCAGACCTCGTTGCATCACGGAACGCAGCCGACATCATCTGCCACATGGCGCTCGATCCCTACATCGGAGGCCGCACCCTTGACGAGTTGGATGTGGCGCAGATCTACGAGACCGTCGTGGACGTGGTCACTTACTTCGGTATTCCCGACGTCGGCGAGTTCGGATACACCTTCGATCAGGAGGGGGTCTCGTTCGAGGAGATGGTCCAGTCAGTCGCGCAGGCTGTGTTCTGCACTGCTTACAGGCAGGGCTCGAAGCTGCGCCTGTTCTTCGAGCGTGCCACCGAAGATTCAATCCTCCTGTTCAACCATCGCAATAAGCTGCCTGGCAGCGAGACTCGCACCGTGCGCTTCGGCACTCTCAACGATCACGACGGGGTTGAGCTAGACTATATCTCTTCGGTCGATGGCGCCAAGCTGACAATCTACGTTCCAGATGACCAGAGCGCGACCAAGCCGAAGAAGTTCGAACCGATCGGCGTCATCGATCGGCGGGGCGACGGCGCAGTGGCGTTCTTGCACGCTATGCGCGCTTGGAACAAGATCCGTTATCAGCATACGACGACGCAGTTCACGTCGTTTGGTGAAGCATCTCAACTGATCCTCGGCAACCGCATTGAGGTCACAGACAACACCCGGCCGGACGTCATCGATGGCGAGGTGCGGGATGTCGACGGGTTGGTTCTCGAGATCTCGCAGCCGTTCGAACCTGACGACGGGGTTGATTACACGATCTTCCTCCAGCTCCCGGACGGTACCGTGGAGACCATCCCGGTCACGGCTGGTCCTGACAAGATGCATTGCACGCTCCAGGAGGCGCCGAGCCTGGATCTTGTGACGCGAGCCGAGGCTTGGACATTGACCACGTTTCAGATCGTTGGTAGTGATAACGCGCGATCCTCGGCCTTCCTCGTCAGCGAGAAGGGGCCGTTCGAAAATCCCACGGTGTCGGTCCAGGCGATCAACTATGACGATCGATATTACGAAGCCGATGGGACTTACAACGTCTAGAAGGAGTTAATTCGATGCCACTGACCCAGGAACAGATCGACAACGCAGGGCTTGACCTCGAATTCATCGGGGAGGTAGCGAACGGCGCGGTCGATCGCCCCAATGGGGCCGAGCCGGCTGGCACGGTGACGAACCGCACCGGCGGCACGGTGAGCACCTTCGCAAAGCTGATGAGCAGCGCTGCGGAGACGCTCTCTCTTGATGGGTACACCTTGTTCCCCTCGGACGCTCCGGCGCCGGTCAAGGACCGCATCCTGACGGTGCGCCTGTTCGGCGCGGATCCCGAGAAGTTCTACCACGTCAAGCAGTTCTTCTATCACGACGTAGGCAACCGCTTCACCTTCACGATCGCGCAGACCAACGACGCGGCGGGTGCAGGCGAGGTCGCGGTGGCCGAGTTCAGCGACGGTGGCGCAGGTATTACACTCGCCGGGCGACAGCAGCTCGATTTCGCAGCGGTCGGCGGTTCTGGCATCACCGGCACGGCGGTCGTCGACTTCGGAAACGGGTCGACGGCGTGGGCAGTGTACGACGCCGCGACGAGCTATGCGACGACCGGGCTCCCGATTGGTGTTGTGTTGCCCAACGTCGACGTCACCGCGCAGGTGCAAGACCTGATTGACGAGGCGATGTCCGAGCCCCGGCAGGTGTTCACTAGCAGCGCCTCGATTGACTACCTTAAGGAACTGATCGTCGAGGTGGGCGTCGAGGGGGGTGACAAGAGCCACCTGTACGGCATCGGAGCGTACGAGACGGCGTTCTTCGCATCGTCCGGAACCGGAGGAGCGGGACTGTACCGCATCAATCTGACTGTCAAGGACTTTACACTCGGCATCGACGTTGCGAAATACAGCGCGCAGTGGGACCTCGGCGCGGGAGACCCGGTGCCAACGGTCGCGAACGGCCGACTTGAGGAGTGGGTCTTCGCCTACGGCAACGGAACGATGCGCAACGGATACGTCGGCATTACCGCAATGATTCGGCCAGACTGGTCCAAGCTGGCGTGGAACAAGAACTTCACCGACGTGCCCACCTACGCCGAGGCAGGGTTCCTGCCGTCGCTGATCCACAGCAACGACGATATGGACCAGTTCCTCTGGCGGCCGAACCCGCGCAAGACCCTCACGGTCGGTGCGGCGGGCGACTTTACCAGCGTGGCTGATGCGGTCGAAAGCCTTCATCGGTACGGCCTGGTCCCGAACAATCAGTCGACGACCCTGCCGTGGTCGAACATCTGCGGCTACACGCGGCAGGTCCGGATCAAGGTGATCGACAACTGGTACACCGAGGACCTCAACGAGATCCTGATGCCTCCCTACCTCATCATCGAGGGCAAGGGGATGGGCAACACCGTCTTCTATCACAACAGCCCCGACACGAACGAGCGTCTGGCAGAGTTCCGGCACAGCGGGATCATCCAGGATTGCACCCTAGTCCAGCGCGGCCCTGCGTACATCATCCACGCCGACGCGTTCAACGATTGGTCGGGGGTGGCTGCGGCCGGTCCCGCCGTCCAGTGGTTTCGCAATCGCAAGGTGCTGCGCCGCGTGGAACTGCGTCACGAGATGACCACGGGCATCGCGTGGGGCTGGGGCAGCGGGATCAGCTCGTGGGAGTACGCGCTGTTCGACGAGTGCTTGTTCCGTCGCCCGACCACGTCGCTGACTGCCGCGCTCGTCGGCATCCACTCCTGCCCAGGCTCGTCTCGCTCGGCTACCGTGCACTTCCGCAACTGCACCGCCGACAGCTTCTTCAACTCCGAGGTCATCCTGTTGTCCGGCTTCGCGCAGGACCAGCGCAACGTCTGCATCGTCGAGGGCGGCAACTTGAAGATGATCTCGTGCGGTTCGAGCTTCCTCGACAACGCCGCCGACCAGCCCACGCTCGCCCGTCAGCGCATCACTTGGGACGTGATGGGCGATGTGCCTTCGCTCCTGGACGACGACAAGATGACGGTCCTTGCTGTCCCCCCTGGCACGGTGCTCGGGGGAAACGCCACCGGCATCGCTGCGTTGTTCGGAACCTATGATCTGAAGCACGGTCGCGGCGAGAAGCTCATCAACGAGAACCTGACGCTGCGCAAGCTGGGCGTCGTGCTCGGTGATCGGACGGGCGGAGGTGCGAACTGGAACATCACGTTCGACGGGGTTGCCTTCAACTTTAATGCGAACTACACAGCGATGAGCCAGGCGGACATCCTGGCCGCTGTCAACGCGACTCTTGGCGCAGGTTTCATGAGTGTGGTCAACCTGGACGACAAGCTCGTCCAGGCGTCCTGGCGTCAGCGCTGGATCGCAGCGAATGGCGCGCTCGCTGCGAAGCGCTTCGTGACGATCGACAACGACAAGGTTCGCTACGCTCACGGCGCAGCAAGGGTGACTGCCAGTGTTACCAACGGTAGCGCGGTTCTCACCGTCAGCGAGGTCACGCTGGGCGCGCTCGAGGTAGGCCAGCTGGTCGTCGGACCTGGCATCCCGCTCAACACGACGATCGACTCGCTTGGCACCGGCACCGGAGGCGCGGGGACGTACAACCTGTCCGCCAACGCCACTGCGACGAAGGCGGACGTGCTGATCGAGGGGATCGCCGACCGCGTCGACGGGTGGACGGTGGAGGACATGGCCAACAATGTCGAGGACCTTGTGATCGAGTCGCGGGTGTTTGCCGCCAACTACATCCCCGAGTTCGTGGCACAGGGTGACGGCAACTACGGCGTCGTCAACGGGGTGCCCACGAAGCACGCGCTTCCGACTGTGTGCAAGGTGCACAACGGCCTGGCGACGCTGCTCGCCGCATAGGTTCGGCAGCGCGCCGAGCTGCGCCAGCAAAAGGGGTGCTGCCCTCACTTGGGTAGCACCCCCGCTGATTCAGCGCTGTAGCCCGGCTTATTTCAGCCCTGCGGCCTCACGCAGGCGTTCGAGCATCTGGACTGCCAGCGCGTCAGGCATGAATGCGAGCGAATCGCCCACCATGATGCGAGCAGCGTCAGCCGGGTTGGACTTCATTCCGCCAAGCGACTCGGACTCGCCGTGGACCTCGGCACCGAGCCCTAGATTGACGAACCCGGCACTGACGACCTCCGCCTCGGTGTTCATGGTCGCGGGCAGGATGGCTCTAATTGCCATTGCGACGAACAGATGCGTCATCGCCTCGGGGAAGAGGAAGGGCAGCTTCTGCCCTTCCTTCGTCTCTAGCATGATGTACTTCACTTGATCACCTTCCTGTCTTCGCGGCCGACCTGCTTGTCGAGGCCCACCTTGTCGCCAGCAGCCGAACCGCTCCGATAAGCGTGGTAATCGATGTTCCGTTCGCGTTCGGACGAGCCGCCGCGGCTCTGCTGCCGGTAGTAGCGCTCCCACGCCTTGGCGTTCTCGCGAGCGCGCTTAGCATCCTCGCGGTCGCGCTGGGCTTGCGTCATTTTGGCACGACGTTCTTCTTCAGCCTGATTGCTGCGGACACGACGCTGATGAGCGTCGATCTCCCACTTCATCTCATACGCGATGTCCTTGACGAGCGTCTCGTCGTTGCGGTCCCAACCACGATTGGCGCACAGGGCATCGATCGCGGCCTCGCAGGCGGCGGTGAGCAAGTCGAAATCGTCGCTGCGCGAGTGCGGCCGCAGTGCGTCGCGCACAGCTGACTCCACCTCTGCCCGACGGGTAGCAGCGAGCCGCTTGTTTGCGGTGTAGCCCTCCGGCTTGCCTAGGCGCAGATCGTTGTTGCGATCGGCTTCTGCTTGCTCGAAGTCCTCC